TTTTTACAGCCTTCTCTAAAATAGCTGTTCGGATTTCTTCTAGAGTTTTCTTTTCTAGAATCATTCGTGTCGCTTCAGAATGGAATTCTTCTGGAACTACTGCCAGAACTTCGCGCTTGAAGGATTCTGCCTTCAAAGCCCTTTCTTCTGCATCAGTCAAAGCCCTGACTTCTGAAACTTTGGGAGTTTCAACCCCTGCCGCTTCTTTTTCAGGGGCCTTATTGTCTTCAATGTCTTTGTTTTCATCTGACATTTCAAACTCCCTTTTTAATTGGTTAAATTTATTCAGGTAAAATTTTCGAACTTCACCTATGTTTATCTCTTTATCATCAAAGAGCATTCTTTTTAGTGCGTCCCCATCTGCAGGAACACTTACTACAGATATTTCAAATAGTTCTGATTTTGTTACTATTCGGGCCGGTCCCTCAATCTGATTCTTTCCGGACCCGTCTACTTCTCCAGCATCTAATATTTTTATTTGCGTAGGAATAAATCCAACAGAAACAGCTCTTAAAAATCCGTCTTCCACTAGCTGCATAATGTCACTGGCTAAATCTGTTTCAGCGAATTCGATATTTACTAATAACTCTTTTCCTACTTTTCGAACTTTTCCTTTTCCTATCACCATGGCTGCAGAAGTAAATCTGTCATGATTATCAAGGATTACTGGATTCTTTTTAAACCGGGTTAAATCCATTCCGGATATTTTTAGTATTTCAGGACCAAAAAAAGTTTCTACAGGTCCTTCGGTGGCTGCTACAAATTCAAACTGTCTTTTTTCCGGGTGCTTACTTCTTAAAATGCATTCAGTAAACAAGGCTGTATTTTCTTCACCTATTTCTTCTTCTACTGAAACGGGTTCAGGCAACTCGATTATTTTGGGCATCTTCTAACCTTTCTATTTCGTCTTGTAGTTCTTCGATCATTCTAGACTGTGGGTTTTCTTCTGGTATTTCTGGTTCTGGATTCTTTTCTGGCAAACCCATTTCAGCCCGTTTTTCTATTTCCCTTTTTTCTTCTCTTAGTCTTTGATCTTGTATATCTTCCCAGTCCTGCCCTTTCGTTGCGGCAATGTCTCTAAGGGTAGTAGTGCCTGAATCTAATTCAATTTCCTGCGCTCTGGCTTCCTTCTGTGGATCTATGAACCTCCAGCCGGGAGGAATAAAATTTACTTTGGCCAGATCTTCAGGCAGGATTCCAGCAAGTCTAGAATCACCTCTTAATTGTGCATCTTGTAGGGACCATCTACGGATTATTTTTAGAACCCGGCAAATATACAGCTTCTGCATAATAGTATAAATCTGCCTTGACTCCCCTAAGTCTGTCCGAGCGCTAGAATAATTTGCTTGTGAAAAGTCTTTTAAAACTACCTGCCAGCTAACAGAAAAGGCGGCGCCTATCCTTCGGGCCAGCATAATAATAAAAGGTACAAAATCTGGAGTAGGAAAATTAGGAACCAGCGTCTTGATATCTTCACCGGGGTATAGTTTCCACATCATGCCCGGTTCTATGTCTTGGTCCATTCTGAAACCAAAATTTTCAGAGGTTACTTCCATCATGTCTTCAAGATTAGAATCCGAAGTAATAAAGGCGGCAAACAAAGCGGCAATCTGGACACGTTTAAGGCTGGCAAGAATTAAAAGGTCCAGATCCCGCAAATCCTGTATAACCGCGTGAAACCTAGAAACGCCCCGGCTTTGTCCCGGTCTTTCCAGCTCCCTTAAATGAATCATGTTGTCTTTTAGTACTCTTTGAAATTGATCTTTAGACTGTACTGGAATTATTGAATTCACTAAAGCGCCGGGGTGTTTTTTGTTGACGTGATAAGCAACGATTCTATCAAATTTATCACGCTCAATTCCACCTCTAATAGACCCTAGTTTGTCTTTGGGCTTTATAAATGCGGGGGCCTCTATCCTGTCAGCTTCTATATTTTCGTAGAAGGTAGGACTATTTGCTGAAGATTTACTTCTTTTGATAAAAATCTCTCCGTCTTCCATCAGCTTCCGTATATGCAAGCTCTGGCTTTCTTCGAAGTTTAAATCATCAGCGGGATAGAGGTTATCTTTTAAATCATTCCATACAGATTCAATTCTTTCGTCTTTTGACTGGTCCCCGGTTCTAGACTGGGTTATTATGCCTTTTCCGATTATGTTATTTACAAAGCTGTCGGTTAATCCGCTTGCAATTGGATCGTCACGGTTTAATTCCCGAACTCTATTCCTCATAGCGGTAGAACCGCCAAGTATTTCAGAATCTGCGCTTCCCCCGGATTGCATAAAGGGGGTTTGATTCTGCCCAGAAGTTGCGGCCTTATATCCTCTGGCACCCATCATTGCAAAGAATGTTTCCCGGTATTCAGGATTATTAGCCATTCTTTTAAAATGCATTCGGGTATTATATTTTTTGGTGTTTGTTACTTGGTAGTATTTGTCTACCGTTTTGGAGAGATAGTCAGCAAGGCCCATTTAACAGCCTCCCCGTCTATTGGATGAATTTCCATGGTAATTGGTGCGGCTGGTAACTAAGCGTTTTCTGTTGGTTCTATTGCTGGCACCTTCGGCCATGCTTAAAGCGTTCCTGATACCTTTTAATTCTTCGCGGCGTCTTATTCTGGCCCCTTCGTCTGAAACTTCAGCTTCAATACCGGCGTTTACAACTTCGCAAACCGTGTATTGAGTCCAAGCCCCGGCCCAATCATTAGCCTTTATTAAGACTACAAGAGCCTCTATTTCAGTTTTAAAGGTAGCTACATCTACAGCCAAGGGGAACCCCGCGAAGTTTTGCTGTAGTATATGAGGGGATTTATTATAAGGGAAGTGTCAGATTGACATATCTGTTAATATTTTGTCATTCTGATAAAATTACTATATAGTGTTATTAAACTTCACTTTTTCTGGCCATTTTCCATCTATGACCACAAGATTTGCACCTTAGAAAAGCAATTCCTTTAGGGGAAGAAGTAACAATACAGGCTTGGCCTAGATCATCCATGAGGACCCTTCTACAATTTGGGCAGGGGTTATATCTTTTTGTAGTTTTTATACTGGTAGGTAAAGGCTTATCAGCCGGGTAAAATCTCTTGTCTTCAGTCCTTTCCTGTACTGGCAATTCTTTTTCCCTGTTCACTGGCATAACGGGCTTATTAATCATCGGTCTTTCTTTCACTGTGGTTTTATGGTGGATTGCCTGAATAGATAGCTTCCATGATTTCATTTTATTTCCGTTGATCTTCCAGCTTTTACTATTGAAATCATTCCAGAACTGATCTGGATCAACATTCAATTTCTTTTGTTTAACGTAAATCCTGACTTCTTCTAGCTTTGGTGGATTATTCATTTCTTAGGAATTCCAGTAAAAAAGGGTGAATAGATTATTTTCGGTGTCACTTTGGTGTCTCTTTGGTCTTTTAGTTAGTTTTTTGGTCTATTTATTCCCGAATAACTTATTTTTAGGCCACTACCAAAAACTATCATTAATACTATCATTAATTATTTACCGCCCTATTTTGTAGCCTTTTCCTGAATGTTCGCTAGTCCGTCTTTTATGCCCTTCTTTCACCGGGGGCTTATCCCTCTTAATTAAATTAATTCCCATGATAGAAGCCCCCACTAAGGCCATATAGCTGCAGTCAAAATAATGATTATCTTTGTGTATCTGGTTCCAGTAAGTTTTCATACCTTGCCCCGGTATAAATTCCTCTTCCTCCCTTTCCGCTGTCTGTTGTCTGCAGAACTGTAAGTGATCTCTTTGGGGACCACTAAAAATATATAGTGAACCGGGGCTTTTTACTTCAGCCTCAAAGCCTTTATGAACCATTCTTTTCCAGTAGTCAGAATGCCCATGGATCAACAAAGAACCCTCATTCTGTTTAATCATGGCCCATTCATGGCCTATTCTTCTGTCCTTAGCTTTCTTAAAAGGTGTCCAGCTTTTTTGATTCCTAGCACTCCCAAAGCCCTTGAACGGGTAAAATCTAATACCCATTTCTTTTTTTGACTCTTTGCAGAATTCATAGGCAATATCATTTTGGTAACTGGAATCCACAATAACTAAATCGGGCTTTACTTCTTCCCCCTGCTTGATCCACCCAAATTCTATAACTGAATCCCTGAACTCTCTAAGGCTGGTTAATATTTCAATAGGGTTTGTTTGTCTCTCTTGTGGGACTGTAATTGAGTCGTAATCTACTAAAAACCCCTCAGAATTGGGAGTAAATGACCAGAAATTCCACCAACATTGATGCATTCCAAGGTCAATTGTCAGAATATTAGCTGTTGTTTCTTCTGGAATATGGCCTCTAGCAAAGCTTGACATCTTATTTAGGATCATATCCCGTGAAATAGTGGATAGATTTGTAAGATTATCGTCATAAGGTATAGACCAATCGAATTGATGAACCCTTTTTAAGTCCTCATAATTCTCTGAAACCTTGGCTTTATACTCATTATCTGCGATATCAGCCATTTCTACTAGGTTAGATCCCATCTTATTCCACTGGAAACCGAAAATATTAGTGGGAACTCTTTCCCCAGTTACATTTCCATCCGTATCTATGGCCTGATTCTTGTCGCAAATCTTTGGATTGGCCAACATGATATTTCTTTCCAGCTCTGTGATACAGTGATTGCATTTATCACAAAGGTACGAGGCCTTTTCTCTGGCTTCATAAACATTGTCTGCATCCTGCCAGCCTATGAAGTTTTCTCTAACCGGATAGATCCAATCCCTGCATTCTGGACATTGAAAAAATAATCTGTGGTGGCTTCCGTGGATAGTTACGTGTTTATAGATAAATCCCTCTTTATTAGAGATAGTACACTCATTAAACACCTTTCTTTTGCGTGGATCTGCATCTCCGCGTGCTATTATTTGATTTATAGGGCTGGTTTCCTTGCTGGTTTTACCTGCTTTATCCATTTTATCGCACTCGGTATTAACAATACAAGGGGCTGTATGAGTACTTCTTTGCCCGTCACCTCCCCCAGCTCCCATAAATCGAAGTGTAGCACCGTTTTTAAACTCTGTTTTCAGGAACTTTCCACCCTTGGAACCGCTTCCAGAGTCTGCAATCAGGTCCTTATATCTGGTTTTTAGCAATACTCTCTTGACTCTTTCCTCATAAATACCCTGCGCTGTCTCGATAATTGGAACCCCGCAGATGACATCTTCCTGCAGTTCAAATAAATGGTACAGAATCGGGATAACAAAAAATATTAAAGTCTTCCCTGACTGGACAGGTCCGGTACTTGATGCATTCATGGACCCAAATTATTATATGTTTTGTGGAATGGGTTCTGTCCAGTCAGGGAAGACTTTAATATTTTTTGTTATCCCGATTCTGTACCATTTATTTGAACTGCAGGAAGATGTCATCTGCGGGGTTCCAATTATCG